GTTCGTTATGTCCCCGATGGCGTGGGTATGGGCCGTGGGCGTCCTTGCGTTGCTCAACCGACTATCATCAGCGCGGACGAGCTGCGTGGTGCTAGAGGTCCCCGAAGTCGCCACAGGGAGGTCCGCAATGGCGTGGGTGTGGGCCGTAGGCGTCCGCGCGTTGCTCAATCGGCTATCGTCAGCTCGGACGAGTTGTGTGGTGCTAGAGGTCCCAGAGGTCGCCACAGGGAGGTCCCCGATGGCGTGCGTGTGGGAAGCCGCAGCAGCCCCAAGGTTCGTCCTAGCGGTGGCTGTGTTGGCGAGGTCCGAAAGGTTGTTGGCCCTGGTCATATAGAGGGCCGGGTTGAACGTGGCCGCAGATGAAGCCGAAGCCGCCGCTTGGTTAGCCCAATGGCGGGCCGAACGGGTTCCGGCCCCGTTGACATCGGTGTTATCCGCCCTCTCGGCCCAAGCCTGGGCCAGCGTGGCGCTGTTGCTTGCGTTGGTCGCAGAGGTTCCCGCAGCGGTCGCGCTGTTCCCTGCGTTGGTCGCATGGGTGCCAGCCGTGGTCGCGCTGTTACCAGCCGCAATGGCGCTATTCTGCGAGTTCGTCGCAGAGGTCCCGGCATTGGTGGCCGACGTGCTGGCAGCGGTCGCAGAGGACGAAGCGTTGTTAGCGGAGGTCTGGGCAGCGGTGGCCGAGTTGAGGGCGCTATTGGCGCTGGAAGAGGCCTCGGTTGCCTTGGTCGTCGCTACACCGGCCTGGGTATTGACGTTGGAGAGGATAACCTTCGCCTCATCCACAAGGCTATCAATTTCCCTGATGGAATCCGGTTCAGGGTTATTCACAAAGAACGAAGACGAAGCCATTAGTAATCCCCGAAATCAAACCCGTGGGACGGGGCAATAGCAGCGTTAGTGAGTTCGTCATCGGCTGCTTGGAGGTTGAGGTCGTTGACTGCCTTCAAGAAGTCTTCCTCGGCCTCGGCCCGCCTGGGGTCAACGAAGTGGGTAAACGCAACGTGAAGGGACGCATTGATGATGATGTCGGACGCAATCTCGGTCAGCCAATTCCTGTCAGCGTCCCCGTTAAGGTTGCTGAAGTCGGCGTGATACGTGATGCGGACACTGAAAGGTCCTTGGGTGTACGGCGCAAGGACAAGCTCGGTGCGATCCCGTGCAAAGAACTTGGGGTTGCCAAGGGTGTTGCGGCGGTAGCGAAGGACTTCCTCAAGGGACACCCGCTGAAGCTCATGGTCGTCAACCGACACAGAGACAAGCTTCAGGTAGTTCCCTGGGATGGCCACGCGACCATCATCGTTCGCTTGGACGTTGATGATGGCCGTGGACTCGGAAGCAGGAACCCGGAGAAGCCTCTGAGCCCGCTGGATGCCGGTCTTTAGAAAGGCTTCCTCAAGGGTGGGCGTCAGGTCCCGCCTATTCAGCCGCAAGCGGAAGAGGTTTTTGACTTCTCCGTAGTTCATGGATGGTAGTTCCTATGTGTTACTCGGTGGGAGCGACGGGCTCGGCCTCGGGCTCAACGGCCTCGGGCTCGACCACAGGCTCGGCCTTCTTGGCGCGGCTCTTGGGGGCCTCGGGCTCGACCACGGGCTCGACGGGGGCCTCCTCGGGAAGCTCCTCGTAGCGGAAGACGCCGTTACCGATCATGCGCCAAGTCTCGGCCTTGGCCTCCTCAAGATCGGGCACGTTGAAGATGACGCCCATGGACTCAAATTCGCCAGGGATGGTCTCAATGAAAATTTCGTAGCGGGGCATGTTATTAAATGTTCCGTTCAGTGGTGATGAAGTAGTCCAGGCCTTCAGCGCGGAGCTTGGCCACGGTTTTCCTTATCGGTTCTTTTTGGGCGTCATAGCCTTGACGAAGCCAAGTCTCGTAAACCGAAGTGGGAATAGATGCGACACGGTGAAAGTCACCCATCTTCGCTCGCGTAGAAGCCTTACGGGCCTCGGCAAGTTCATCAAGGAACGTCCTTGTGATGTCCTGCCGTCGCTCAATTACGAGCCGCCCATCATGGTCGCCGTCGTGGAAATCGACCTCGGTATCAATGATCTTGGGGTACATATCTAATCAGAAGATGATAAAGAAGGGGGTCCCAGGTATAACCCTAAGACCCCCATGGTAATTACGCCTGACGACGGATGATGCCCGAAGCAAGACGGTTCTTGTGCTTCAGCGAATACTCGCCCACAACCATCATCATGGTGCGGTCGCCGGTCTTCGCCAGCGTCTCACGGAACCACGGACGGAACGAGACGAGCTTCCACATGTCGGGGTCGTAGATGAGCGAGTCGCCCGCGTTGAGGAAGCGGTTGAGCTGCACCTTGACCTCACCGAACGGCGACACGTACAGGTCGACCGCGTTCACGATCTTCTTGCCCGCGCCGAAGTCGCGCTCACGACCAGCGGAGGCCGCGAAGCCAGCCACCGTGCGGGCGTCAGCCGCCGTCACCATGAGGACGGACGGATCGACACCCTCGGCCCAAAGGCGCTGAAGGCACTCAAGCAGGTTCGCCTCGGAGAGCGGCGTGGCAGCACCACCCGTAGCGACGAGCTGGGCCGCAGCAACCTGGGCCTGGAAGCCGTCGAACTGACGAGCCGTGGTCGAGTTACCGACAACCTGGGTCTGACGGGTGCCAACGCAAGCGTGCTCAAGGTCGCGCTTGACCTCGGCCATCGCCTTGGAGAGCTGATACGCCGACTCCTTGGCGCGACCGTAGTGGTCGATAGCGTCCACCGAACCCGAGACGAAGATCGTCTT